CATCACGGCGTAATTCTTGTTGACGACGCATAATCTGATAGCTAAGCTCTTTCGCTCTGCCAATGGTATCAGATGCATCTGCACGATATGATACGCGAACTACTTTAGTTGAAATTTGGTGCTCGTTGGACACTCTCTGTCCAACCGCCGTATCGTTACCAGTAGCATCTGAGCCATCGACTACTGCGTTAGTAATATCAGGTTGAGCTAGTGTGTCTTGTGTCCATTCAATCTTAGATTGTTTTGAACCAGATGAACCTACGCAATCAGTGAATGGTAATGGAATCTTGCTAATATCCCAAATCTTGTCCATTACATCTTCACGAATTAGTCCACCACTTTTAACTGATTTTAAATCAGCTGAGTCTAAATTTGCACTAGACATGTGTATATCCTATATAAATAATTGAGCTATAGCGTCTACTTGAGCATCTTTACGGTCAGAGCCTTTCGTGCTTGCCGCTAGATTACTAAGTTGCTTTAATTTCTGGTCAACCTTGGACACCTTGCTTCTACCAGACTTCTTCTTCTGATAGCCAGGAATCTTGTGCTTGACACGCTTAGATTCTACTTCTTTGCCTTTTCTATAAGCCATAGCGTCCTTAATAAGTTCTATATGGCGTGCATCTTGTACCATACTAAATTCTTGCTCGGATATGCCGTAGGAACTTACGAAATCACTCATTTCTACAAACGCATTTTTTAATACCTTCTGGTCGCTCCATTCAGGGTTATTTTCAACAACCTTGGACATCTCACCATTAAGTCTATCACTGTTAACCTGATTACGCTTGCCTTCGTTACTAGCCTTCTCATCTTTCAGAGTCTGACTGATGACGTTATAAATCTCATTTATATCACTTTTACGGGATTCGTAATCCTGTTTAGCTGCCGCATAATTTGCTGGGTCTTCTGCACGAAGTGCATCCCAGTTAGTAGCCTCATAATCACCCATTAACAGTGTATGCAAGTATTCTGTTACCTTGCCTACTTCCTGTAATTTAGTGGTATATGACTCTATTACGTTATTGCGAATACCTTCAAATTCAGTTCTTTCCGCTGAAAGTGATTGAGATTTCTCAGTATTACTCTTATTACTTTGGTAACCATGTACCAAGTCTTTAAGCTGCAATACTTCCTTCTTACCATTAACCTGTACATTGACGCCAGCGAACCCGCCATCTTCATCAATATTAAGTAGCGTAGAGTCTGCTTCTTCTAATCCAAGTGCAGAGGACCAAGTTCCTCCTGATTCATCTGAGCTATCATCGTCGCTTCCATCATCTTGAATTTCTTCGCCGCCTGGCTCTTGCTCTTCAGCTTGCCCTTCCAGTTCCTCTTCTTCTTCGACTTGGTCATGTGGGATTTCAGCCCCGGTTTCATTATGTGTGCCATCATCATCTCCGATAAGTAAGTCTGCTACTGCATCAACGCCATCTAAATTATCCATTTAACTGCACCAATGCCATCTTGCCAGATTCAACCTTATTAATTAGCCTGCCTTCAGCAATATTTAACATGCATATCTGGTTCTGCATTTCTATCAGTCTTTCTACTGGGCTACAGCTAGATTTGAACTCTTCAGCTAACTGATTTCGCTCTTCTTCAAAGAATTCCGTCATGTAACCATCAAGGACTCTTTCAGCTTTTATACCAGCTGCTATTTCTTCTTCTAATGTTTTAATCATCTGTTTCTACCTTTTCCTTATTCTCCGTGAATTTATCTGCATCAGCTTGTATCTTTGCTAACTCTAAAGCTGTATTAGTCTCTAGCTCCTCATACTTAAACGCCATTTCTGCGGCATCATTAGCAGTCTCCAATTCTTGCTTAAGAATCTCTATCTGACTCTTTAAACTGTCATTCTGAGCGTCTAGCTTGACATTCTGCTGCTGAGCCTGTGATTTACCAAGCTCTGCTTTAGCTAAGCCAACCTGTGCTGATGCCATGGCTTGCTGTATATCATCCTGCTTCTTCTTCTCTTCTGCAGACTTCTGTTCTGACTGCATCTTCTTCTGCTGACCCTCTGGAGATGACGGGTCAAGCACGTACTTGTCAGGATTGACTATACCATTCATCTTGCAGAAGTCTTTAACACTGTTATACATCTGCTGAGCAGATACTAGCGTCTGACCAGGTAGGTTCTGGATTATTGATTGTAGCTCAATAACCTTATTTACAGCTGATATCTGTCTCTCTTTATCACCTGCGCCTAATCCTACTCTTACAGTAGTAGACGTTCTATCACCCCATTCTGATGGGCTAACTTTACGCCACTTACCTCTGAACTTCATATCAATTATAGTATCTACATTATCGCGTGATAAATCACGTAATTTAATAAATAAAGGCTTGATACCAGTCTCAGCAATCGTTCTAACTATCAGGCCAACTAACTCCTCTTTAGCAGTCATTAGCCTGTCTATACCATCTGAACCTACTCTGTCACCAATCTCTTGTGGAGCTGATGTGCCCTCTGCTGACACGCCAGAGCGCCCTGCTTTTACCTTATCAAGGTACTCCATCATCAGCATACCCTCAGGGCCAATCTGTGGGTTAACTAATGGCATAATGGAGTCAAGACGTTTAGTACGTACAACGCCTCCAGGACGGCTAGTCGTGAGGTCATCAAGATTAACTTGTCCATCAACTACAGCAGTACGCTGATTATTACTTAGATATAAGTTGTCGAACAGATTCCGCCACAAAGCTGTCTTCTGGTCCTGAACCTCTTTTATCTTATCAAATATACTTATACCATTGAATTCATGAGGAACCAGGATACCAGTAGCTGATACCCATGGCTGATACGCAATCTCATCAGTTGACAGTATGCTAGTAACGTTCTCGCCATCACCTGCAGCTACAATCTTGTGTAATGTAGCGATACCATCTTCATCAAGGTCTATCTTGAGGAAACACTCAAATATCGTTATAAGTCTAAGCGACTTGTCCTCTGATACCTGATATATCTCATCGTCGTGGCGAGAGGTGTTGCCGCGATATGTACTAGACGTAGACAACTTATCAACTACGTCTTTGTCAAATCCTTCAACAATTAGTTCAGATGAAGTCTTCTGAACTACGTGAGACGTAAATCTCGCGTCCTCTAATGATATTGACTCGTGGTCAATATTATAGATAAAATCCTCTAGCCTGACAGGCTCAATAACTATTTTATTATTATTAGTGGTGCTAACTAGTTTTACTGAGAAGGTTCCGTCACCATTATCAGAATGCTGCAATATTGTTATATTTGGGTCAGAACTCAGAAATTCAAGCTCCTGCAGAGATATATCCTCATATCTCTTAGTAACTTTATTTATCTCAGGGCTAAAGAATATTTTAAGCAATCCATTACGGTGTAACAGTGCATCCTTGACTAGGGAGTGAATAGCTACATAGCCATCATTCTGCTTGAATGCAAGGTCATATACGTAGTCAGTCTCAATTTCTGCCTGCTCCTCATCGTCGGCATGTACTGGGTCAAATACCAGTATATCACCAGACTCAGTGAATGCTTTCATCACTTGAGGTAATATCCAATCAACAGCATCAGCAACGTCAGTAGATGTTACCTTCGACTTGCCTTCTTTCTCAAGTCCATTAGGGTCACCGCGATAATACGACTCCGCAATCTCATGGTCAGAGTCTGCACCTGTAAAGTACGTACTCTGACTAATCTCTGCGTTTAAAATCGATAATATCTGTTCGTCTGATAGTGCCATAACATGCTGTTAATTATTAAATAGGGGTGTAACTAATTATCTGCTAGTTACCAACAGCACTCGGAGAAGTGAGGGGTATAACTGTCAAACTATGCTGTCATTAAGACTAGAATAGTCTATAGTACTGTCGCCGTAACCACCAATTATGCGGTCACTGCCAACAGCGCCTAAAAACATGTACTGGCAGGCGTCAGCTACATGGCTAAACTTGTTTTTATCAGGTCTGTCTACATATCTGTCAGAGCCTGACACGTTAAGTCTCTTATACGCGTAACCACCATTAAATGCCTTACGGGACATTGGACACTTACTGGTAAGCGCAAAGGCTGGTTCGGAATTAAAATCTAGCCTAGTCAAGTAGTCTGCGACTGCCTCACGACGAATAGTTGGGTCGTTGGTGTGAGTTGGAAATGCGTTTATACCATTATTAGACAGAATCATAAAGGGAGTAACTTCATCCGTCTGTGCACGCTGCTCGCCTGCAGGGTCACCATACACTTCAAAATCATTCCGCGAGTACCTCGCAATCTTCTCTTTAAGTAGCTGAGAGAAGCGCACGGCACCCATGTCAAATGTTACCAACTCGTCTATTAACACCATCTTACCTGATGGAGTAAGCTGGCCGAATACTGCCGCAGGTGTCAAGCCAAAGTCTATACCTATAAAAATCATAGAGTCATTAGGCACGTGCTCGTCTAAATAGTGCACGCCGTCATTATACTCTGGATATACTGGCTTATTATCGCTCAAGAACCCATACTCGCCGTGTACATACACCTTAATCCAGTCATTCGTCTTTCCTCCAAGCATATTACCATAATAATTATCAGGTAAATTGTCTATATTCTCCGCCTTGTCAGACATACCTGACGGCTGGTGGAATATAGCAAAATTCTCTGGGAGATTCTCCTCAAACAGCTTATAGTACCACGAGTCTACATCTGGTGGATTGGTATCAGCTATACAGCCATACCATGTAGGCCCACCTTGCCTCTTAGCCGGATAACGGCCCACTCTACCCATCGACATGTCAAGAATTGCCTTAGGAAGCTCCCTGCACTCATTCAAGAATATGCCTGTTAGCTCCAATGACAACAACTTCTTCACGTCTGATGGCTTATCTAGCGCTCTAAAAAGGAACTCTGCGTGTATACTAGTTCCATCATCAAGCTCTCTTGTCCATGTGAACATATTATTCAATACGGACGATGTACCATGTGATTTATCCACCCAATCAAAGAATGACTTCTTTGTGGTATCCTCTAACTCGCGGTAAGAGTTACGTACAACTGCCCACCGCGTCTTACGCACGCCGTTATATGGTTCCTGCTTGATGCTCTTTATCA